GCACACACATGCCGCCGTCCATGGGTTTGAAGACACCGAAAGTGATCGATGCCGTGGGATCGTTGACCGTCTTTTCGGTGTAAGCACAGTCATAGCTCTGCAAGATGAACTCGAGCTTGGGCAGGGGCTTGTCAGCAGGCCAGAGCCTGAACCAGTCACGCTTGACAATCCCGCCTTCTTCAGCATCGATGATCTCAGCGAAGATTTCCTGCCGGCCAAGGTTGGTGCCTTCGTAGCTGAGGATCTGCCTGCGGAAGTTCTCTGACAGGTTGTCGATGTTGGCGTAGGTCGATGCGGTGGTCAGTACGACATCATCACCTTCCCTGCTCATCAACTCGATGATCAAGTCTCGAGGCTTGGGTGTCGTTGTGCAGATCAGCCTGGTCTTCATGCCGTCCAACTTAAGACGCATACCGAATTGAATCTGATCCCAAGCTTCTTGGATGTACTCCCAGGCAGCCAACTCGTCCAGCCACCCGCCGTGAAACTGCGGCCCCCTGAAACGCTCAGGCTCCGAGGCAGGGATGCCTTTGATCAGCGAGCCGTTGGTCAAGCGTAGCTCATGCAAGGCCTTGTTGTAGTCATCGATTAGGACGGGTGGAATCACGTTCAGGAGGCCCGAATCGCCCTCGAAGCATGTGCCCCTTACGTCACTGCTCGTTGGGGCCGCCACGAGCCATCTGGTGGCTTTGTAGGACTGTGCCCACCAGCCAATCTGTTCTGCTGCAGTTCGAGTCTTGCCGGCACCGCGGCCTGCCAGCATGAGCCATATGGACCACCAATCACCGTGCGGTAGGATCTGGTGCTTGAGTGCTCGAGTGAGCCACATCATGCGCCAGGCCCAGGCGGCAGCCGCTTGTGGCTCTAGCCTGGTGTACTGCTCGCGGATCGCTGGATCTTTGAGCAGGGCCTCAAGATCACTTGTCCCCAAGTTGCCTCTTGGTCTCGAGGTTCTTGAGCATGGCGTCGAAGATGCTGACATCAGCTTGCACGGCTACGGGATTGTCAGCGTCACCAGCGTGGGTGAGGCGCTCGCCGTACTTCTTGGGGTTCCACTTTGCCAGCAGCTTGAGCCGTGTCTCGATCTGCAGCTTGCGGTGGCCGAGCATGTCTTCCCTGGTAACGATAACGCCGTCTTGAGACTCGACTTGCTTGGTGCCCCACTTGGGCGTGTCGGCTAGCTCGAGGCACTCCTCGGCCATCTTGTCGTATCCGATTTCGCGTGCGCGTGCGATGGCTGCAGAAAGACCGACTCCGCGCCCCGAAGCAACTTCCTTATCATCCCTATACATCCAGTCATAAATGGTTCGCCAATCAGGCATACCTTCATCTCGGCATATCTGTCTTAACGGCTCAGCGTTACTTAAGCGCTCCACGATCTCTTGCGCAATCTCGGGGGTGTATTTGCTGGGGCGGCCTGTTTTCTTGGGCGCGGTTTGGGGTGCGGCCTGGGCCTTAGGCTTTGCGGTCTTGGCCATCACATACTCTCAGTGACTCGTCAATGATCCGTGGATGATAGGGTTTTAGTGGCGTGGTGGCAATTACTTGCGCAAGGCAAACTCTAACTGCTTGATTTTACTACAGCTTTACCAAAAAAAGAACCCCCAGGGCGGGGGTGTAACTCTGTTGGGAAGTACAGAGGATCTCAGGAAACACGCACACACATGGACTACAACTCAGAGTCTAAATCCTCCTCATCATCTTGGCAATCCTCTTCACGCTCAGCACGCTCGCGCTCCCGGTCATACTCAAACAACTGTCGGTCTAGCCATGCGTCATAGTCCATTTATTTACTCCCCAAGGAATTGGTTGAGGGCGTTGCGAAGTTCAATGACTTGCTCACGAGTCAGGTTCGCTGAGCAGTGGCTGCCAATCTTCCACACTGATAGCCAAAGGTTGTCATCAAAGTCACCAAGTTTGATGCTCTCGTATTCTTCAGTTTTTATGGTTACGTCAAATTTGCTCATGGTTTGCTCCTGGTGGTGGGGCCGTAGCCCCGGGGTTTGATTAGATTGCTGCGAACTTTGATGCGGGGGTGAACTTGCCATCGACATAAATGCGGCTTGGGTACTGGTTGAACAGCGTACCCTTCGATGAGCAGTTGATGATTTGCTGTTGGTCGATACGGACACCGCGGCCATTCTTGGTGCCGGTAATCACAAAGTTGGCTGAACCTGCGTACAACACATTTGCATCGGCCAACTCACCAACCTTTGCATCAACTTTGTTAAGCACCTCGGTGGCCCACTGATCAGCCAGCGCTGCTGCAAACTTTGCAAGACGCTGCTCGCAAAGCATGAAAGGCTCGTCCCTACGAGTGCCCGTCCCTGTTCTTACAACGCAAAATCGCACGGTGTTGCGCCACACGCTAGCGCTGCGAGAGTTGTACACGCCGCTGACTGTGGGTCCAAACTGCTCAACGAGGTAGTTAAAGGTGCTGGTCACACTACGGGTGATTTGTGCGGTGAACTCTTTGACCAATTCAGCTTTGAGGTTTGCGTTCATGTTGTTTGCTCCTTGTGTTTGCTTGGTGAGATTTAATTATCTGAGTATTTAGTCCAGTTGTCAACAATATTTTTTAAGGGGCTTTCGCCCCACGATTACCAACCGAAACGCTCAGCGCATACAGGTCCAATACCAAGATCGATGGATTCCTGATTGCTAAGCTCGCGGCCACAGGCGCTGCAAGATCCAAAGCGCTTGCCATAAGCGATGGCTGCAGACTTGGGATCATGAGCGGCATCGATGATGCGCTGCTCTTGCTCAGCGCTGCAATCACGCGACTTGAAAAGCTTGCCGTTGAGTACCTTGCCAAGGTAGGTGTCGCCCTCTTTGATGTACACAGCGCCAGCGTTTTTGCTGCTCTCGCCAGCAGGGCTAAACACAAAGCTATCAAGGCGAAGCTTGGGCCACTTGATGCCAGCGCTCTTGGCGTTACCGAATGCCACCTCAATGGCCTCAACAGTGACTTCTTTAGCCTGGGCTTTACTCACAGCACGCTCTGCTTCCCATTTCGCCTGGCGCTCTGCCCAGCCCTCAGCGCACTTAGTGGCAGCCGCTAACTGGCGCTCAGTAAGCTTGCCCCACTTCTTGATTGCCTCGAGCATAGCGGCTGCAAACTCGAAGCGCTCAGCCTGGCTGTTAGCCCACTGCCATACGAGAGGGTTAGCCTGGGCAAAGGTTTCGAGGGCTTGCTGCTGTTTGCGCTCGGCACGGGCCGCGGCCTTCTGACGACGGGCGTCGCGCTCAGCCTTGGTGAACTTGAAAACCTGATAACCGCGGCCCTTGCAAAGGGTACAGCTACGGTCACCCGTGCAATCACCATAGCCAGTCCAAATGCCAGTACCTCCACACTTGCCGCAAAACTCGCGGATCTCAGTATTTGCGACGACAGGCTTTGCATCGAAGATTGCTTCAAGGTCATCTTTCAAGTCGATCATGTTTTGCTCCTGGTGTTTGCGTTGTTTGCTGCTGAGACTCAATCGTATTCTCATTTAGTCCAGTTGTGTGGACACACGCCAACCATCTGACAAATGGTCGTGGTAGGCAACCAAACGGCGGGTCACATGTAGAAGCTCAGCCTCGTCTACCTGGTAATGCCTTGTAAAAGCTTTTATACCCATGCCATGAATGCCAGTGCGTCCCCTATGGTGCTCAGGGCATAGCGGTATCGCATCCCAGTGGCTTGCACGCTGGCCCATGCCGGTCCCTTTGCGAGGGTGGTGGATCTCTGCTGGCGTACCAGGCGTACCTTGCAAATGGCAAAGCACACAGCCAATCGCCGCCACTTTATCGAGGTGCTTTTTCTCGTCGGCAGTCATGGCGTTTTTTGTGCAAGCTTTGCAGCATAAGCCAGGCCTGAACGAAAGCCAGCGCTCCAGCCCTCGGCGTACACCTCCTCAGTCCATCCCTTGTCGTCTTCCCAAGCCACTGAACCAATGAAGTCGGCCAGGTCTGCCAGCATCTGCTTGTGGCGTCCATCGTTGCTCATCAGATCGTTGCCTTGCCCTCGTTGCGCAGATTGGCTTGTTCCGTTCTCCATATGTCCACTCTGGCTTGTGCTGCGATC